TACGAACAAAAGTTCGAAGAAGTTAGTGAAAGCCTTACAGAAAAAGAAGGTTATTGTTCAGATAAATGCTGTGGTGCAGATGTAAAAGAAGCAGACTGTACGTGCAAGGCAAGTTGTAGTCATTGTGATTGCAACGAAAGTGTAAAAGAAACAGTAACAAAAGAAGTAAGTTACAAAGAGTCTTTAGCAGGTAAATTAGCAGAAGCTATTTCAAAATGTCCAGATTGCGGCAACCCAAGTTACACAACACTTGATGAAGAAAAACAAAAAGGTGTTGATGGCAAGGTATGCTGGAAGGGTTACAAACGTATGGGCACAAAGAAAAAGGGCGGTAAGACTGTTGATAACTGCGTAAAGATGTAATGAAAATAAAACACCTCACAAACGAAACATTCAAATTCAACGAAAATCCATTAGGAACTGCCTTTAAAAAAGCTAAGGCAGGTGCAGAATACTTTACTGGTGACGATGGTGCAATATCTAACTTTGCCAAGAAGGCAAGTAAAAAGTATGGTGGTGCTCATGGTAACAAAGAGCCTATCAAACCAGGCTTTGGATCAGCATTACGTAAAGGACTAGGACTTGGACCAGACGACGGCAAGGGTAGTAAAACTGCAAAAGCACCTAAAACAAATACAAAAGCATCGGCTCCAAGTGTAGAGCCTAAGGTTGTTGCAAAAGGAGATCCTGTCAGAGACGTAGGTGATCTTCCAAGCGGTAGTGCATACCAAGATGGAAAGTCTACTTGGACATATACAGGTACTGAGTGGACAGATGGAAAGAACAAGCTAGACGCAAATACTGGCTGGAGAAAATTCCAAAAGGCCATTCAAAAAGGCCAGGCTTTCGTAGCTAAAAAATAAACTTCCGATAAATACTTTAAATTAACACAACGAGGAGTTCTATGGCTTTCTTGGTCCATAACATACCACCCGTCGAAGTATTCGTTAAAAAGGAATACTTATATGATCTGCAAAAGGGTCACGGAGAGTTTACTCCTGGTATATGGATTTCAATCAGAAGTATAATGGGCAAGGCGTTGTATGTGGAAACACTACTAACAGAGTATGGTGCTCTATATGATAAACTTCCTTTATCAGCATTTGTCTGGAAAACAGACATTAATCCAGAAGACCAATTACCACTAGATACATTACAGATATGGGATTGCTTTGATTATGATATTACAGTAATCAAAAAACCTATGTTAGCAGATTGTGAGTTCTTTGGTAAGGATAAGAATATGCACAAGGGCGAATATATGTTTACACTTGATACGTGTCATTCACAACATTCAACTCTTAATGTTAATTTTTCAGAACACGATCCAGAACACAAATCATTTAATTTTATTAAAATGAACAATGGTCAGTTTGCCGCACAACCAAACAATAGAACAATATTCACAGACCAAAGTCTTGTTGTTGGCGATCGTAAAATACCAGACTTCAAAGTATGTACACAAAATTACACAGTAGAAAATAATCCAAAGTGGTCCGTCGGACATACTGACGAGTGGCAATATAAATCAAAGGACGAGGAAGAGATTGGATCCAGTAACACGTAAAGATGCTTACCGAGTTTTTTGGATAGTAAAAGGTCATTTTAATACAACGGAAGAATGTATCTTAAGTTGTTACGATAGTTATTTCAAACGAGTTTGGTATAACGAAGAATCATATATATACCTAGAAGGTTTTGAAGAGGCATACAAAGCCACCTTAAATACTACCAAAATAAAATAAGATTAAATAGATGTATGTTGACACCCAACGTACAGAATTTACAATTTAATGAACCGGCAGATGTTTTCACAATGATTTATTCAGAGGCTGAAAGCATCAAACCAATTCTTACGGAAAAGATCAAAGCACAAGGAGATCAGCAATATAGAAAAACTAATGTCCAGGCAGACATGACTAAATGGACAATGTTTCAAGATGCTGATTTTAAAAAAATTATTGACTTTGCTATTGATGTTATCAAGGGTGGATTAGTAAGTATTCCTAATGGAGAGTTCTATGCAACTGACTGTTGGGGTGCTTGTTATAAGAAAGGTGATAGCTGTCGACCACACGCACATCACCCGGCCATTTGGAGTTTCGTTTACTACGTAGACGCTGAACCAGATGATTCACCACTAGTGTTTCCAACTAGTCAGAATGCAATATATCCAAATTCAGGATTAATGATTGTATTTCCAGGTTGGGTAACGCATAGTGTTCCGCCACAAGAAAAAGATAAAGAAAGAATTGTCATTGCCGGCAATATTTCAGTTGACAGACCACAGGCAATTAGTGTATAATATACAATTAAATTAGGAGAATATAATGAGTGATAGAGTATATGGACAGGACGAAAAGCAAAAGCTAGAACGTCTTGTAAATGAAGGTGCTCAAGTAATGCAAGAAGTTGAAGATCTTAATGCAGGACTTAAAGATACTGTAAAAGCAGTAGCAGAAGAACTTGACATCAAGCCTTCATTAATTAACAAAGCAATCAAAGTAGCACACAAAGGTGATTGGTCACAAGTTGCAGATGCATTTGACGATCTAGAAACTTTGGTAGTTACAGTAGGCAAAGACAAGTAGTGGGTATTAGGGGCTTTTTTAAACAGAGTTACGATACTCACCCAACAGCATTTTATCTAGAAATGGTAAGTGCTATTACAGTTATTATAGGTAGCGGTATTCTTACCTATACGGTTCTTGCACCAAGACCAGATATATTCATTCCATTTTATTGGATAGGAAGTATAGCAGGATTCTTTGGAGCATACTATAGAAGTTCAGCATGGGTTATGATCTTAACCGCATGGTTTACTACTATGAATACCATAGCACTTTGGAGAATGTTTATATGATCTTTATGGTTGACATCGACGGAACTTTATGTTATACTGAAGGTAGTAATTATGAGGAAAGTCGACCAATTCAAGAACGTATTGATCACTTTAATAAATTGTATGACGAAGGTAACGAGATACATTATTGGACAGCCAGAGGTGCTAGATCAGGCAAAGATTGGACAGACTTTACAAAACAACAATTATTCAGTTGGGGTGTTAAAGCTACCAGCATTAAAACAGGCAAACCACATTACGATAAATGGATAGACGACAAGGCAATAAATGACAAAGAATACTTTAGAAACAAAAGATATACAGGCTAAACCATATCAGCCGTTGGCATGGTTTTTTACTGCAACCTTAATAGGGGCCGCAACATTGGCCGCGTTTAATATGTACCCTTGGTATAGTTATGCGTTTACATTTTCAAATTTAGGTTGGGTAGCAATAGGCATACTATGGAAAGAAAAGTCCTTGATTGTTTTAAATGCAGGACTTACAATAATATATATAATCGGTCTAATCAGTGATTGGATCAACTAGAAGGTATAGTCGGCCACAAGCGACAGTTTGGTATTTGTCAGCCTTAAATGACATACAAAGGAGAATAAATGAGCTACGTAGATGCACAATTCGATCGTGACCAAGACGTTATAAGAGTAGTAGAACGTAAAGAAGGTAAACGACATTTCACAGAATATCCTGTAAAGTACACTTTCTATTATAAAGATCAAAGAGGAAAGTATAAAAGTATTTACGGTGATCCCCTAAATAGAATAGTAGCTAGAAATACAAAGCAGTTTAGAAAAGAACTTGCTATAAATCAAAACAAAGAATTATTTGAGAGTGATGTCAATCCAATATTCCAATGCTTGAGTGAGCAATACTTAAATGTAGATGCTCCTAAACTAAACGTTTGCTTTTTTGATATTGAGACTGACTTTGATCCAGAAAGAGGATTTGCTGATCCAAGCGATCCGTTTATGCCAATAACTGCAATCACAGTACACTTACAATGGCTAGATAGTCTTGTAACATTTGCACTTCCTCCTAAGACACTTACAATGGAAGAAGCAAAAGAACAATGCAAAGAATTCCCTAATACATACTTGTATGAAAAAGAAGGTGATATGCTTGAAGCATTTCTTGATATCATACAAGACGCAGACATACTAACTGGTTGGAACAGTGAAGGTTATGATATTCCTTATACTGTAAACAGAGTGAAACGTGTATTGAGCAAAGATGACACAAGACGTTTTTGTTTATGGAAACAACTTCCTAAGAAACGTGAGTATGAGAAGTATGGTAAGAAGGCTGAAACCTATGACCTAATAGGTAGAGTGCATTTAGATAGTTTAGAATTATATCGTAAATACACATATGAAGAACGACACACATATAGACTTGACGCTATTGGCGAACTTGAGATCGGTGAAAACAAAACTGTTTACGAAGGTACACTCGATCAACTTTATAACAATGACTTCAAGACATTCATTGAGTACAACAGACAAGACGTTGCACTACTGGACAAGCTGGACAAAAAACTAAGGTTTATTGATCTTAGTAATGAACTAGCTCATGCAAATACTGTTTTGCTACAGACCACAATGGGTGCAGTAGCAGTTACAGAACAAGCAATTATTAATGAAGCACATCACAGAGGACTACAGGTTCCTAACAGGCCTAAACGTGACGAAGAAAATACTGCGGCGGCAGGTGCCTATGTTGCATTTCCTAAAAAAGGTTTACACAAATGGATAGGTTCAATGGACTTGAACAGTCTATATCCTAGTGTTATTCGTGCATTGAATATGGATCCTGCAACTATTGTAGGACAACTACGTCCTGAACATACAGAAGCATTCGTGCAAGATCAAATGACATTACAGAAGAAGTCGTTTGCAGGTGCATGGGAAGGTAAGTTCGGTACACTAGAGTATGAAGCAGTTATGGAGAAAAGAAAAGACTTCAACATAACAGTAGACTTTGAGAACGGCGATAGCGAGATGTTAAGTGCCGCGGAAGTTAACAAACTAATATTTGACAGCAACCAACCATGGATGCTAACTGCTAACGGTACTATACTAACTAACGAACACGATGGTGTTATTCCAGGCTTGTTAAAACGTTGGTATAGCGAACGTAAAGAGCTTCAAGCTATGAAAGGAAAAGCCATTGACGCAGGTAATAAAACAGAAATTGCGTTTTGGGATAAACGTCAGCTTGTTAAAAAAATTAATCTTAACAGTTTATACGGTGCTATTCTTAACCCTGGTTGCAGGTTTTTTGATAAACGCATTGGCCAAAGTACTACACTTACTGGTCGTGCTATCGCAAAACACATGAGTGCAGAAGTTAATAAAGTTATTACAGGCACATATGATCACGTAGGAGATAGTATTATATATGGTGATACTGACTCTGTGTACTTTAGTGCATTTCCAATACTAAAGAAAGAGATTGAAGCAGGACAGATTCCTTGGACAAAAGATAGTGTTATTAAACTTTATGATCAAGTATGTGAAGAAGCAAACAAAACATTTCCTAAATTTATGATGGATGCTTTTCATTGTCCTAAGAGCAGATCAGATGTTATTGCGGCAGGTAGAGAGATTGTTGCAGAAAGCGGATTGTATATTACAAAGAAACGTTATGCGGCTTTGATATATGACAACGAAGGACAACGTATGGACGTGGAAGGTAAAGATGGTAAGGTTAAAGCTATGGGCTTAGATCTTAAACGTTCTGATACTCCTGTGTTTATGCAAGACTTTCTAAGCGAACTACTAATGATGGTGTTACAAGAAACTCCTGAAAAAGAGATACTAGATCGTATTAGTGAATTTAGAACAGAATTTAAACTACGTCCTGGTTATGAAAAAGGTTCACCTAAACGTGCAAAC